ACGTAGAGGTTATAGAGGTTATAGTATGAATAGGCCTGATAGAATATGGAATAAGTTGTCAACAGCAGAAAAAGAAATAGGTGGCATACCTAATTCAAGCGAAGATATTAAGCAAGCGCATGCTGCTGCTATTGAAATGTATATACAAAATCACGTTGGTCAAATGCAAACAGGTAGTTATGGAAGTATGTATTTTAATAGAACATTAAACGACTGGGGTAAGTTTGATATAAATAAAAGAACAAAATTCGACGCTACAATTAGTAGTGGTTTAGCGATTATGGCTTGTAACAGACACTTGTACAGACCTAATCCAAACGTAGAAAAACAAAAATTAAACATAAATATAGCTAGGTACAGTAATACTGGTTATAATTCTAAAATAATAAAGTAAATATATGGCAGAGTCTGTTATAAAAAGTTATTTTCCAAGTCAAGTAGTAAGTGACGCAGAAAAATTAAGTTATGATTACGGTTTAAAAGTAGCTAAAGCTATTGAAAACGAGTGGTTTTATGATGATTATAACCAAACAAGATATACTACAAATAAAAACAATTACCATAATTTAAGATTATATGCTCGAGGTGAACAGTCTATAGACAAGTATAAAGATGAATTATCTATTAATGGTGATTTATCTTATTTAAATTTAGACTGGAAACCTGTACCTATTATACCTAAGTTTGTTGACATAGTTGTAAATGGTATAGCTGAGCGCACATACGATGTTAAGGCTTATGCTCAAGATCCTTACAGTGTTCAAAAAAGAACAGAATACATGAACAACATATTATCCGATATGGAAAATAAAGTTGTTAATGATTACGCTATGACAGAGTTTCAAGTTAACAAAAGAAAATCTGATGTACCTGAACTTCCTGAAACAAAAGAAGAATTAGCCCTACACATGCAGTTAACATATAAGCAAGCTATTGAAGTTGCTCAAGAACAAGCTTTATCTGTTTTAATGGAAGGTAACAACTATGAGTTAATTAAAAAAAGATTTTTTTATGACTTAACTGTTTTAGGCATTGGTGCTGTTAAAACAGATTTTAATACTTCTGAAGGTGTTACTATTAGTTATGTTGATCCTGCTGATTTAATTTATTCTTACACAGAATCGCCTTATTTTGAAGACTTATATTATGTAGGCGAAATAAAAGACATACCTGTTAATGAGCTTGTAAAACAATTTCCTTTTTTAGAGCAAGAAGATTTAGAAGATATAATAAAAAACAAAGGCTATTATCAAACAAATTATAATCAAGGTTCTACTACTTATAAAGAAATAGACAACAACAAAGTTCAAGTTTTATATTTTAATTATAAAACTTATATGAACGAAGTTTATAAAGTAAAAGAAACTGGTAGCGGTGCTGAAAAAGTAATAGAAAAAGACGATACATTTGATCCGCCAGCTAATAAAGAAGGCAACTTTAGTAGATTACAAAGAAATATAGAAGTTCTATACGAAGGAGCTTTAATACTTGGTACTAACAGGCTTTTAAAATGGCAAATATCTAAAAACATGATGAGGCCAAAAAGTGATTATACTAAAGTTAAAATGAACTATAATATAGTCGCACCACGTATGTATAAAGGTAGAATAGAAAGTTTAGTAAGACGTATTACTGGTTTTGCAGACATGATACAACTAACACATTTAAAACTACAACAGGTTATGGCTCGTATGGTGCCTGACGGTGTTTATTTAGACGCTGATGGTTTAGCTGAAATAGATCTAGGTAATGGTACAAACTATAATCCACAAGAAGCGTTAAATATGTTTTTCCAAACAGGTAGTGTTATAGGTAGATCATTTACAAGTGAAGGAGATATTAATCCAGGTAAAGTACCAATACAAGAAATAACTAGCGGTAGTGGTGGTAATAAAATACAAGCTTTAATCGGTAACTACAATTATTATTTACAAATGATTAGAGATGTAACCGGGTTAAACGAAGCTAGAGACGGTGGTTCAATAGATAAAAACGCTTTAGTTGGTGTACAAAAACTTGCAGCAGCAAATAGTAATACAGCAACAAGACATATATTACAGTCTGGCTTGTTTTTAACAGCAGAAGTAGCAGAGTCATTATCTTTAAGAGTTTCTGATATATTAGAATATTCACCAACAGCTGACGCATTTATTCATGCTATTGGCGCACATAACGTAGCTGTTTTAGAAGAAGTTAAAGATTTATACTTGTATGACTTTGGTATATTTATAAATCTTCAGCCAGATGAAGAAGAAAAACAATTGTTAGAAAACAATATACAAATAGCTTTATCACAACAAACTATTGAACTTGAAGACGCTATAGATATTAGAGAAATTAAAAACTTAAAACTTGCAAACGAACTTTTAAAACTTAGAAGAAAAAGAAAACAAGCAAGAGATCAAGAGATAGCTCAACAAAATATAACAGCTCAAGCAAACGCTAATGCACAAGCTCAACAAGTAGCTGCTCAAGCAGAAGTTCAGAAAAACTCTGTGTTAATGCAAAACGACGCTCAACTAGCTCAAGTAAAAGCTGAGTTAGAATCACAGCGTATGATGCAAGAAGTTCAGTACAAAAAAGAGTTAATGGAGTTAGAGTTTAACTTTAACATGCAACTTAAAAATACTGAAGTGTCTGCGCAAAAACAAAAAGAAAAACAAAAAGAAGATCGTAAAGACGAAAGAACTAGAATACAAGCTAGTCAACAAAGTGAACTTATAGATCAAAGAAAAGGTGATAAACCGCCTAAAAACTTTGAGTCCGCAGGTAATGATATACTTAGCGGAGAATTTGGTTTAGGTAATTTTAATCCTAAATAAACTTATTAATTATTATTATATTATATTATGGCAGAAAATAAAGAAACAGTAGTCGAAGAGACTGCAAAAGAAAATGTTACAAAAGTTAACATTAAACAAAAAAGCAACGATGATAATATCATCAAAGTAGATTTAACTAAAAAACCAGAAGAAGATGCCGTTCGAGAGCAAGAAACAAATGAGGTACCTGTACGCGACGAACAAACCCCTAGCGGAAAAGTTCAGGAAGAAAACGTCGAAACAAAAGATGAAAAACCTACCGGAGAAAGCACCGACAACGTTCAAGATGAAACGCCAGTTATTGAAGAAATAACAAGCGAAGAAGTTGAAAAACAAGTTGAAGAGAAAGTAGAAGAATTAGTTGAAGAAACTAAAGAAGCTATAACCGAAGCTCAAGAAACAGGTAAAGCGTTACCAGAAAATATACAAAAGCTTGTAGATTTTATGGATGAGACTGGTGGTAGTATTGAAGATTATGCTAGATTAAATACTGATTATAGTAATTATGACGATACTACTTTGTTAAGAGAATATTATAAACAAACAAAAAAACATTTAACTGACGATGAAATTAGTTTTCTTATGGAAGACTCGTTTTCATACAATGAAGAAGAAGATGAAGAGAGAGATGTTAAAAGAAAAAAATTAGCGTTTAAAGAGCAAGTTGCCAGCGCTAAGTCCCACCTGGAAGGGCAAAAATCCAGATACTATGAAGAAATTAAAGCTGGAAGCAAACTCACTAGTGAGCAGCAAAAAGCAATTGATTTTTTTAATAGATACAACAAGGAATCAGAAGAGAATCAAAAAGTTGTAGAACGTCAAAACAAAACTTTTAGATTAAAAACTGACAATATATTTAACGAAAACTTTAAAGGTTTTGAATATAATGTTGGTGATAAAAGATATAGATTTAACGTTAAAAATGCAAATGAAGTAAAAGAAACTCAAAGCGATATTAATAATTTTGTCAAAAAGTTTTTGAACGAAAAAAATGAAATGTCAGATGCTGCGGGCTATCATAAATCTTTATTTACAGCAATGAATCCTGACGCTGTTGCTAAACACTTTTACGAGCAAGGTAAAGCTGATGCTTTAAAAAATAGCGTAGCTAAAGCTAAAAATGTTGATATGAATCCAAGACAAGCTTTTGGTGAAGTTGAGGCTGGAGGTGTTAAAGTAAGAGTGCTAGGTGATAACTCTAATGATTTTAAGTTTAAAATTAAAAACAATAAATAACAAATTTAAAATTTAAAAATTATGGCAATTTCAAACCCTGGAAATAGTTTGAATGTAGTACCTGGTGCAATACAACAGGCTACATCTACAAATTATCTCGATTTTACGGCCGGTAACAACGACTGGGCGCAACAATACTTGCCTGATTTAATGGAAAAAGAAGCTGAAGTTTTTGGAAACAGAACTATATCAGGTTTTTTATCTCAAATCAGTGCAGAAGAGCCTATGACTTCTGATGAAGTTGTATGGTCTGAACAAGGAAGACTACACTTAACGTACACTGCTACGATTAAGACTGCAGCTTCTAACTTAGTAACAATTACTGATCACATCGATACTAACGCTGCTTACACAAGTGGTTCACATGGTATTAGAAAAGGTGACACTGTTATTATAGCTAGCTCTACAAACAACGCTACTGTAAAAGGTTACGTTAGCGCAATTGATGTAGGTGGTGATGATGATGATATTACTGTACTACCTTATAACTCTAATGATTTAGCTGACGCTAGAATTGGTATGGCTGACTCTGACTCTGCTATCATTATGGTTTACGGTTCTGAGTACAAAAAAGGTGATGACTACAATGGTTCTGCTAAGCATACTGCTAATGAGCCTTCGTTTAAAACATTTACTAACAAACCAATTATTATAAAAGACTATTACGAAGTATCAGGATCTGATACATCTAGAGTTGGTTGGGTTGAAGTATCTGCTGAAAACGGAACAAGTGGTTACTTATGGTACTTAAAAGCTGAAGCTGACACAAGAGCTAGATTTACTGACTACTTAGAAATGGCTATGCTAGAAGGTGAAAAAGTTGCAAACGACAGTACTGTAGACTCTACTTTATTTGCTGCTGACAAACCAACAGGTACTGAAGGTTTATTCGCTGCTATAGAGTCAAGAGGTAATATTACTACTGGTGTTACTGGTGTTAATGCTGCTACTGATTTAGCTGAGTTCGATGCAATACTTGCTGAGTTTGATAAGCAAGGTGCTATTGAAGAGTACATGATGTTTGTTAACAGATCAACTAGCTTAGCTATTGATGATATGTTAGCTTCAATGAACTCTTACGGTGCTGGTGGTACATCATACGGTGTATTCAACAACTCTGAAGATATGGCGCTAAACTTAGGTTTCTCTGGTTTCAGAAGAGGTTCTTATGACTTCTATAAGTCTGACTTTAGATACTTAAACGACAAAGGTACTAGAGGTTCTATTAACGATGCTGATACTGTAAATGCTATCAGAGGTGTATTAGTTCCTGCAGGTACTTCAACTGTTTATGACCAGCAATTAGGTAGAAACATGAGACGTCCTTTCTTACACGTAAGATATAGAGCTTCACAAACTGATGATCGAAGAATGAAAACTTGGATTACAGGTTCTGTTGGTGCAGCTACATCTACGCTAGACGCGATGCAAGTAAACTTCTTATCTGAAAGATGTTTAGTTACTCAAGGTGCTAACAACTTTATGTTAATGAAGTAAACTATTTATTAAAGGATCGAGGCTTCGGCCTCGACCCTTTCTTTTATTAATTTTATTATATATTATATTATGGCAAAAAAACAAAAAACAAAAGAGGTAGAGGTACCTGTAGTTGAAACACTAGTTGTTGAAACACCAAAACCTAAAAAAGTTGAACCTGCTGAACCAAAGTGGGAAATAAAAGACAGGGTTTATTATCTAAAAGGATTAAAAAAACCATTGTCTTATATGATAAAATCAACAAACGTATATTATTTTGACGAAGAAAAAGGTTACGAAAGAGAACTTAAGTATTGCTCAAATCAAAAAACTTGTTTTGTTGATGAAATGTTAGGTGATCAAAGATTAGAGCATATTGTTTTTAGAAACGGTGTTTTATTTGTAGAAAGAGAAAAAACAGTTTTACAAAAGTTTTTGTCTTTATATCACCCGCATAGAGACAAGTTGTTTTATGAAGACAAACCTGTTGAAAATGCAGCTCAAGAAATAGAAATATTAGAATTAGAAGCTGACGCAATATTAGCTGCTAGAAATATGGATATTGATATGGCAGAAGCTATACTACGTGTAGAAAAAGGTTCTAGCGTATCTAAGTTAAGTTCTAAAGAACTTAAAAGAGATTTGTTAATATTTGCTAGACAAAATCCTATATTGTTCTTAGAATTAGCTACAGATGATAACGTACAGCTTAGAAATTTTGGTATTAAAGCTACCGAACTTGGAATTATTAAGTTATCTAACGATCAAAGAAACTTTTTGTGGGGATCTAACGATAGAGTTGTAATGACAGTTCCTTTTGATGAGCACCCATACACTGCTTTGGCACATTGGTTTAAAACTGATGAAGGTATGGAAATATATGCAAATATAGAAAAACGATTAAACTCGTAACAACCTTAGTAGAGTAACCACTCTTCGGGGTGGTTACAATACTACAATAAAGAAATATGGTAAATAT